ATACCAACTTGGGCAATGGTTTTCAGTGTAGGGAATGATATATCGGATACTGGTGATATGAGGTTTGTTGCCAGCAAACTGGAATCAATTAAGAAGTCTATTGAAAAATACAAAAGAGCTAAAACAGAATTATCTTATACAGATATTTGGGGCGCTTTTGGGAATATGATGGATTACATTCAGTTCTTTAACATGGGGACTGCTAAGAGTATCCTTAAAAAGAGTGCTAATGATTGGCTTGGAACCAATCATGAATTATCCAAGAGCGGAGATAGTATCAAGCGTAAGCACGTACATGAATTAAAACGCATCTTTCAAATTTTATTAGATCATCAAGGATTAAAAGTGTTAGGGACCGTAAATGTGATTGTTGATGAAGTTTGCGGGGAAGGTACATGGATTAAGTATTCAGAAAGATCTGAAAGATGGAGAAAGGGTGAGGAAGAAAGAGAAAGAATAAAATTAGAGAGATTAAGAAAGGAAGAAGAAGCCCGTTACAAGGATTTTGATGAAAAACTGGAAGAGTGGAAGTCAGGAGAAATAAATTTCTTGAATACACCTTTCTATATTCCTGGTGAAAAACCTAACGCCTGGATCCGTATAAAAGGAAATATTATTGAGACAAGTAAACAGATAAAGATTGGAGTAGCAGAAGCCAGAAAACTGTGGCGGGCTGTGTCGGCAATGCACCGGGGCGCCGAGTTTCGGCACGGTCTGGTGGAGGACGTCACCGGTCACCAGTGGAGTCTAAATCGGTACGAAAACGATTTGCTAACCGCTGGATGTCATAGGATAGCATATGACGAAATGGAGAGAATAGCAAAACAACTGGGATGGGTTTAAGTAACTCATCTTATTTCATAACAACTAAAAAATAAGAAAAATATGGAAAATCCAATTATTGTTCCGTTTGATTTAAATACGGCGAGAAAAATTAAAAGCGGAGAAATAGAAGGTTCGGTATTAATTGATAATATTGAAATAGAATTTGTATATGAGTCGAAAGACTGTGCAGGTCCTTATAATTTGCTTTTTGTAAAAAAAGATGGATATGGGATAAGTGCTATATATGCCAACACGGAAGGTTGTACTATTGGCGGCACCACTCTGGAATTGAAAGTAGAGGCTGGAGCGTATTTTAAGAAAGGAGATGTATTAATAAGCACTAATGGATATCAATTCATATATGATGGAATTATTACCAAAGGGGTAATGGGATGTATATGCGGAATGGCATTATTTGGAGATATTGGGTTTGATTACAAATTATGGGCTGATGTGTATGACGAATATAGAAAACGGCATGTAAGAAAGGCTATAGAGGAAGAGAAGAAATTTTTAGCAGAAAAGATTATAAAAGCCGAAGACAGTAGAAAAATAGATATAATAAAACGATATTTAAGTGAATATGAGTATCTATTAGATGAGATGCCGAAACGTGACTTCAAACCATTTGAACGAGTGCTGGTGAGAAGAACTAACCAAGAGAGGTGGAAATTGCATCTATTTTCCAGAGAATCAGTAGGAGATAATAAATACGAATGCTTAGGAGGGGTAGGATTTAGTCAGTGTATCCCATACGAAGGGAACGAACATCTTTTAGGAACCAATAAAAACAAATAAGATTATGGAATATAAAATGGCAACAATCCCGTTTGATTTAGAAACGGCGAAAAAAATAAACATAGGGGAAAGAGTAGGTCAGATTGTGACAGAGAAAGGACGAAATAGAGCAGAAATAGTATATGAAGACAATTCGTCAATTTGTCCGTTATTGGTTGTAATTCATTCTATTTCTGTATCGGCAGATTGGTTTTCTGCTACAGGAAAAGCATTTAGCAGCGAAAATCGCCTCCTTCTTGAAGTCCCGGAATATACTACATTTAAAGATGGAGATGTGTTAAGCAACAAAGATGGAAGTTATATTTTTATTTTAAATATGCATGGGAAATATTTAACATCTTTGTATGCGAGTCTTGCAGCGGGAACAAGTCTTAATATATCGGATAATATTGCTGCACACGAAAACCACATAGAATGTTATAGACTTGCAACAGATTCGGAAAAACAGAAGATGATTAAAGCGTTAAAGAAAAGCGAAAATCCTAAAGCAAAAGAATATCTGAAACGCTTCTTCGGAATTGAAGAAAAACCGAAATATGATTTTAAGCCGTTTGACAAAGTGCTGGTAAGAAAAGAAGGAAATAAAAAATGGAATATCAGTTTGTTTGCAAGGGAAATTGTGGACGATTATAATGGATTGCCTTATAAGTATGAATGTTCCAATGGAACATTATGGGATTATTGCATTCCTTTTGAGGGCAATGGATGTCTTTTAGAAACTGCTGAAAATCCAGAAAAATGAAAACGATAAAGTTATCTGATTTTTATCCTTATGACAGAAACAAAGGAGGAATACAGGAATTGCATCATAAAATCGAGTCCAAAACACTTCAGTATTGGGGTGAAGATAGTGGTATTCTGATCGGCATCACTCCGATATATAAGATACGTTTGTGGAGCGAAGAAGTGAAAGTTGTAAATGATAAAATGACAAATATGAAAACAAGAACATACGAAGGGGTGCAGCACGGAGACTGGGTAAGATGTGTCTTATGTGGAGCATGATATCGTACAATTGCTTGACGATGATAGCCGTGAAGAATCCGGAAGTGGGACATATTACGAACGTGAATGTGATGCGCTGTTTGACATTGACGGACGCGGCAATACGGAACGTCTTGTAGCCAGAAATCCAAAATTGAGAAATCTGCTGGAAGATGGCGAGTATATACCATCTCTTGGTCAATTAAATTTAATGGCCCATTATATGGACGAACTAAACAAAGCATTCGCTTATGTTTCGGCATCTCCCCTCTCCTCGACGTGGTATTGGTCCAGCACTGAGAGCAGCCAGGCCGTCGCGTGGTACGTGGTCTTCTCCAGTGGCCTCACGGGCACCGGCAACAAGCACATCGGAGACATGGTTCGGACGGTAATTGATTTTTAAAAAGGATTACAATGATAACATCAGTAAAAATAAAAGACAATACAAAAACTCCATTTGAATATGTTTCGGATATAGAAGCATTTGAAAATGGCAGAGAATTTATTTTCAAGCCAGGAGTGAATGTGATTATAGGGAAAAACGGTAGTGGAAAATCAACCTTGCTTAACATCATATCAATGTATGCGTTATGCGAGAAGTCCATGTGCTCTGAAATACCGATCGAGGCACTGGATTTTCCACCTATATTTGATGATGATGACAAGGTTCTTGATGGGATTGACATATTATCCGATTATGCAGGAAAGGTATTCCGTTTATTGCCATCGGCGGAGATGAATCGAGATAGCGTATTGAAAAACATCAGCAACTTAGATTTGTATGTGAATAATATTCGAAGATCTTATGGAGAGAAAGTGGTGTTATCATTGGAATCACTTTTCAATTTAATGTTCGGTCAAAAGGATTATACGTTTCCAATACAAGATCTTGTAGAATACAAGAAAAAATCAAATGCGTTTTGGATTAAAAGAATTGATAACCTGTTGAAGTATTATGAAAGAAACCGCATAACATTAACAGAAAGCAGTTTTGAATACACGGTTCTCATGGATGAGCCAGATAGGAATCTTGACATTGACAACATAATGCAAATTTATAATGTATTGTCATTCCATAAACCACAAACACAAATTATAGCCATAGTACACAATCCGGCATTGATTTACAAGTTAAGCAAATTAGATTGTGTGAACTTTATAGAGATGACAGAAGGGTATCTTAGTAAAACTTGTATATTTGTATCTAACTAATTAAAAGTGAAATGGACTGGAAGAAATACAAAGAGGAAAAACCTTCAGAGGGAGAAGAAGTGTTGGCTTATCACCCAAGTTGGATAGATGAAGATTTCAACCCAAGAGGTATAAGAATAGGGTTTTGGAATGGAGGAGACGATTTTAAATCGGCTCATTGGTGGGATTATCAAGATTGTTATATCACAATCTCTCATTGTGATTGTGATGATAATTCTCTTTTCAGTGATAGAATAAAAAACAGCATAGAGCCAGAGTTATGGATATCACTTGATGTTATTACAAATTACTTACCTAACATAAAACAAAATCACTTATCACAATGAGCTATTTTATATTAATGGGAAGAAG